TCACGGAAAAGAAGGCGTAGTTAAAGCGGGTGGTTCAGGTATAGGGGAGCTGACTGGGTTCACGCTAGAAACTACTGCTGATGTAGTAGAAGATACTGCATTAACAGATGCGTCTAAATCATTCTTGGCTGGAAGAACATCATTTTCAGGAACTTTAGAAATGAACTATGATGAAACTGATTCACCACAACAAACTTTAACAGTAGGAAGTTCTATATCTTTTGTTTTATTACCTGAGGGTAACACATCAGGAGATGAAAGTTTTACTGGTACAGGGATTGTTACTGGAATGTCTGTAAATAATGCTATGGACGCAGTAATTAGTAGATCAGTTACTTTTCAAGGAACAGGTGATTTAACTAGAGGAACTGTCTAATATTAATTTATGTCAGTAATTGACCGAGTTAAAACTCATTTTGATTCACTTCAAACTATTAAGATTGAAGTAGAAGAATGGAAAGATGAACACGGCAACCCATCTGTATTTTATTCAGAACCTTTAACACTTGAAGAAAAAAATATTATTTTTAAAAAGTCTAGTAATTTTCAAGACTTAAATGTTCTTGTTGATTTGCTTATAATGAAACTTAAAGTCAAGAACGACAAAGACGATTTAGTTAAAGCTTTTCAACCTGAAGATAAATTTGCTTTAAGAAAAAAAGCAGACTCCAATGTTATTGCTACTGTTGCAAATCGTATTCTTGTAGATACTAATTACGAGGAAGCCGAAAAAAAGTAGAAAGCGACCCTGATGTCAGGTCGCTATTGGTTATAGCAGACAGGTTGCACATCACAATCCAACAAGTTTTAGATATGCCTGTAAGCCATTATAATCTTTGGTTAGCTTACTTGAAAAAAGAGCAAGATGAGTATAAAACAAAGAAATCACTAGCTGAAGCAAAAAGGTTTAAAACATAATGGCACAAAGACTTAATATAGACATAGTAGCACGAGATAAAGCGACTAAAGCTTTAAATGGTCTAAGAGGTGGTTTAGCTAGAGTAAGAGGTGCAGTTTTTAATCTTCAAAATGCTTTTATTGGTTTAGGTGCTGGATTAGTAATTAGAAATTTAGTCAATACAGGAAAAGAATTAGAAAACTTACAAGTAAGATTAAAGTTTTTATTAAAAGATACAAACGAGGGTGCAAAAGCTTTTGACAATATGGTCAAATTTGCTTCAAAAGTTCCTTTTTCTCTTGAAGAAATACAAGCTGGTTCAGGTATATTAGCAACAGTTACAGATAACGCAAAAGACTTACAACAGATGTTAGAGATAACAGGTAATGTTGCGGCAGTTACAGGTTTAGATTTTAGAACAACAGCAGAACAAATACAAAGATCATTTAGTGCTGGTATTGGTGCGGCAGATTTATTTAGAGAAAAAGGTGTAAGAAATATGCTTGGTTTTCAAGCTGGTGCAAATGTCTCGATAACTCAAACAGCAGAAGCATTTGAAAGAGTCTTTGGTAAAGGTGGAAGATTTGGAAAAGCAACAGATGATTTAGCCCAAACTTTTACAGGTACTTTATCAATGATTGGTGATAAATTTTTTAACTTTAAAAAAGTATTGTTAGAAGCTGGATTTTTTGAACAATTAAAAAAACAATTTGGAGACTTAGATAAATCATTAGCAGAAAATGGCGAAACATTAGACAAGATAGCTGTAACTATTGGAACAGTATTAGCAACAGCAGTAGAAAAAATTGGTAATGGTTTTAGAATATTAGCAGATAACGCAGATAAAGTTATGTTTGCTTTTAAAGCTATCGTAGCAGTTGGTATTGTAAAAATGTTTATAAACTTAGCAAGAGCAATAGTTCCTATTGTAGCTGGTTTAAGAGCAATAGTAAGTTTATCAGGTGTTGGAATACCATTAGTTGCGGCTTCAGTTGCGGCAACAGTTGCTACATTTAAAGTATTAGGAAAAGAAATAGATAAAATAGCTGAAAGCATTGATAACAATTTCCATAGAATGAAAAACAATGTCAAAGACTTTGAACACGAAATGTCGATAGATACAGATGGCGGATTTAAAAACTCAATGATTATTGCTAGAGAATTTGAACACGAAATGTCTATTGCCATTCCATCTGCAACACAAAAAGCCATAGAAAAATTTAAAGAATTAAATAATGGTGCTTTAGAAAATATGAAGAAAAAAATGTCTAATATAAAAATGATTATCGCTGAGGGAATATCAAATGGAATAACAAAAGTATCTGAGGGCATAGCAAGATCAATTATTCTTGGAGAAAAACTTGGTGATGCTTTTAAAAAAATAGCACAAGACGCAATTATTAGAATATTGAGTGGCTTAATAGAAATGGGTTTAAGAATTGCCGCAAACATAGCTTTAGAAAAAATATCTGAAGCAATAGCAAACAGACGAGCAAAAAAAGAACAGGATATAAATAATTCTTTACGATCTCAATTACAATTAAGATCAGCTATGTCAGCTATGAGTGTTGCAAGTTCATTTTTACCTTTTTTACCTAAATTTGCTAAAGGTGGTGCAGTATCAAAAGGACAACCAACTATTGTAGGTGAAAGAGGTGCTGAATTATTTATACCAAACCAAACAGGACAAATAACACAATCTGCAAGAGGAACAGGAACAGGTAATGTAAATGTTAATTTTACAATTAATGCTGTTGATGCAAGTGGTATAGATAGATTATTAGTTGAAAGACGAGGAACTATATCAAGAATAATTAACGAATCAGTTAATGAAAGAGGGAGTAGTAATTTAATCTAATGTCAGGTGCTTTTCCAATATCAAGTGCAAAATTCTCAACTATGGGAATTAAGTCTATTCAGACTACAATTATATCTAAATCAGATAGTGGTAAGAGATTAGCAAGACAAATTGACGGACAAAGATTTGCTTTTACAGCAGAAATTATTACAGGAAAAAGATCAGATATTTATGGTGAGTTGATGGCATTTATTATTAAACAAAGATCAGGTAAAGAAACTTTTACAATTACACCACCTGAAATAAAAAATGCTAGAGGTTCTGAAACAGGAACAGTTTTAGTAAACGGAGTTCACGCAGTTGGTGATACAACAATAGCAATGGACGCATTTGCTAGTGATGGTGCTGGGCGATTTAAGACGGGAGACTTTATTAAATTCGCCTCGCACAATAAAGTATATATGGTTGTTGCTGATGTAACTTCAAGTTCTAATGCGGCTACTGTAACTATTGAACCACCTCTTACAACTGCATTAGCAGATGATTCAGTAGTAACTTATGATTCAGTACCTTTTACAGTTTTTTTAACAAATGATATTCAAGAGTTTGGTGCTATTGGTTCAGATAAAGATGGAAACTTAATATACAAATTTCAATTTGATGTTGAGGAAGCTTTGTAATGAAATATTTGGTAAGGCATTGGATAACTGTTGATATGATAGCTGAAGAAGTTATAGATGGAGATGGTGTAGATTTAAAAACAAATAATATAGGAAAACACGAAGAACCATCTGATAAAGCAACTTATGTAGTATCAGATTATGTAAAAGTAAAAAGGAGAACAATAGAAGATTATGACGAGAAGCTTAACGACAGCAGTAAAGAACGAACTAGCAACAAATGATCTTAGACCAGTTCATCTTATTACAATCGGTTTTAGTAGCCCTGTTAATATTACTGATTGTTCATTTCCATTAACAAGTTCTGTTTCAGGTTCTAGCGTTACTTACGCACCATCAAGTTTTATTATGGGTATATCTAATTTTTCAGAAGAAGTAGATATTACAAAAACAACATTAAATCTTGGATTATCAGGTGCAGATCAAACTTTTATTTCAACAGCACTTAACGAAAACGTAGTAAATGATTCTGTAACAATTCATAGAGGTTTTTTAGATGACTCTAATGCTTTGATAGCAGACCCATTTTTACTTTATAAAGGCACAATAGATACTTTTGAAATATCTGAAAAAGGTTCAGATAGTAATATTATATTTGCGGTTGTATCTCATTGGGCGGACTTTGATAAAGTCAATGGGAGAAAAACAAACAATACATCACAACAAAGATTTTTCAGTACAGATGTTGGTATGGATTTTTCAAGTCAAACTGTTCAAGATATAAAATGGGGTAGAGCATAGTGGAAGATATTATTAATTTATTTAGAAAATTTAATACATATTCAATATATTCAGATTATGAATTGTGTAATTATTTATATCCTAGTATAAAATTTAACCAATATAAAAAACATTATAACAAAAACAATCTAATTGGTTTTACTAATTGGGCTTTACTTTCCAACAAAGCTGAAAATAAAATATTATCTTCCAAACCCCTTAATAATTATGATTGGAATAGTGGAGATAATTTATGGCATATAGAAACTGTTTCTTTAATTAATGTAAAAAAAATAATTTCTTGGACTAAAAATAATTTAGCAACTAATTATGGTGTTAATAGACTTGTAAAATGGGTAAGAGTCAATAATAATAAAATTAGAACAATTAAAAAAGTATATTCAAAGGAAAGTTGGTTATGGGCGGAATAGTAAGAGCAGTAAAAAAAGTAGTATCAGCACCAATCAAAATAGTTTCAAAAGCTTTATCATGGATAGCACCTAAACCACCTGAAATACCTGATTTCGGGGTAACAGATTTTGACCAATTTGAAAAAGGTATTCTTTTAAATAAACAATCTAATGATGCAAATGTACCTATTGTTTATGGTGAAAGACTATTAGGTGGAATTAGAATATTTTTAGAAACATCAGGAACAGATAACGAGTTCTTATATATGGCATTAGTTCTTTGTGAGGGTGAAATAAACTCAATAGAAGAAATAAGAGTAGATGACAAAACAGTAAGTTTTGATGGTGCTTTATCTGATAATACACAAAGATCAGTAGCAAGTTCAGATGGAAACTTTTATAAAGATGCTGTTTCATATATTACAGTAGAACCACATTTAGGTTCAGATGGTCAAAGTGCATCTAGCTTACTTTCAACATTATCAAGTTGGGGTAGTAATCATAAGTTATCAGGTTTAGCTTATTTAGCTTTGAAGTTTAAATGGAATCAAGATATTTTTGGTGGCATACCAAAAGTTCAAGCAAAAATAAAAGGTAAAAAAGTTGTTACATTAGCTTCTGATTTATCTGAATCGTCTCTTACATTTTCTGCAAATCCAGCTTTTTGCTTATTAGATTATTTAAGGAATGAACGATATGGAAAAGGTATTGCTACAAGCGATATTGATTTACAAAGTTTTAGAGATGCTTCACAAGTATGTATTACACAAGT